TTTTTAGTCCTTTTAGGTAGGGGAGATACAGTCTCTGAATCTACAGGGATACAGAGTAATTCAAGTAGGATCTTGTCAAGTATTTTTGTTGATTCTTCTATAGAAGAACCAGAGGAAAAACTTGGCTGGTACAAGATGGATTTGGACTTCCAAATCTACCATGTCATCAAGTAGTGTGGTAATATAATAAGATATGAAGTATACTACTATTACATATGTTGGTAAGAATCCAGGATATACCGTAAGAATTCAGGCTAAATCCTATGAATTTGAGTGGAATAAGTCTCTTGCCATCGGAAAAAGGAACGATGAAGTTCAAATTGATCACGCCAAGAGGATTTCCAAATGGCGAGACAAAAAAGGAAAAAGGATTTTTATCCTTGAATAATTAGGAGGAAAACAAAATGCCAGGTTCAAGTAATGTAACTGTAGCAAATATTGTTGTCGGTGAAGCAGAGATGAAGATCGGTACATCAAACACCTCATTGACTCTAAACGACTTTGACAGCCTCACATCTGTCGGTGGTACACAAAACGGTGTTGAGATTTCATGGGAGCCAGACATGGTTGACATTGAAGTTGATCAGTACGGTGATGCCGCTAAGGTCATCCAGTCAAAGGTTAAGGTTATGGTTAAGACCACTCTCGCAGAGGCTACCCTAAACAACCTTGCTGCAGCATGGAGCTACGACAACGCAACAGGTGGTGCAGATGTTAAGGCTAACCAAGACGGTGCAAACACAAAGACATTTATGTTCGGTGTTCAGAATGTGTACCCATACGAGAAGGCTATCCAGATCGTAGGTAATGCCCCAGGTTCAAATGCAGCATCAACACTTACTCGTAAGTTTAATACCAAGAGAGCAATTTCAATGGAGTCATCAACAATCTCAATGAAGAGAGCTGAGGCTACAACTTTTGCTGTTTCGTTCAGAATTCTCCCAGTCAGCGGAGACTCAGGTTACGAGTACGGTAAGATCATTGATCAGACTGCCTGATTAAAAACTTAATAAAGCCGTAGAGAGGGTGCCCTCAGTGTGATATACTATGACACTGAGGGTTTTCCCTTATATAGACACAAGGAGTGTAGTTTTGACTGAAAAGAATAAAGACCTATACAAAGGTGTAGAAATTGTTTTTGCTGACGGTAAGGCTAGGGTTATTAAGCCTCTAACAATTCGTCAGTTAAGAAAGTTTATGAAGGTTGTTTCAGAAATGAAGGCGACAGAGGATCAATTAAGTGATGAGGACATTGATAGAATGGTTCAGGCCGCTTCAATTGCTCTTCAAAAGGTTGAGCCAGAATTGTCAGAAGACCTTGATGCACTTGAAGACATTCTAGACCTACGCAGTTTTAACCTAATTATGGGTGCTGCAATGGGTTCTGACCCAAACTCGTAAAGGGCGATGGCTCAGGAGAAGGTACTCCTTGGGAAGACCTCGCCCTTCTAAAATACGAAGCTGAAATATTTGTAAAAATAGGCGCTTGGCAAAGCATAGAAGAACTTGAGAGCAAGATCTGTCTAGAAGAACTGTTTTTACTTTATAGAGCATGCGGTAATGAAACTTCACAACAAGTTAAAATCAGTGCTCTTGCTTGGGGTGCTGATGTTGACTTTAGTGATGATTGGTATGACCCAGTAGAAGTTGAACCTGACTATATTACTGGAGACAACATTAAGTATGTTCCAATTGGTCTTGGGTATGAAGCTCAATAAATTGCTTTATTTAAAGAATAATGCAATAATTAACCTGGTATTACTCTATGGCTACAACTAAAATTGACATACTTGTAGACGTTCTGGGCACACAGAGCATTAGGGACTTGTCAATAGGGTTAAGAAACCTTGTTGGACAAGTTAATGGCGTATCTGCTTCTACAAGGGCGCTTGATGCTCGCCAAAGGGCGCTTAATATTGCTATGGGTAGTGCTTCCTCTGAAACTGGAAAGCATGCAAAAACAGTATCAGAATTAACAAGAAATCAATCAGCGCTTTCTGGTGAAATTAGTAAAGTAAATAATGATTTAAAACTTTTAAATGCTACATACAAAGCTGGTCTAATTAATGCTAAAAACTATAAATCAGCAAGTCAAGATTTATCAACATATGGTAATGCACTAAAAGGAATTAAATTAAGAGCATTTTCCTCAGACCTTCAGTCTGTTGGTCAAAATATTAAGCGTCTTGGTAAAGACGCTCAGTTTACAGGCAGAAGCCTTATTATTGGTTTAACAACGCCAATGCTTGTTTTTGGAAGAACAGCTTTGTATTCAATAATGGCCGTTGACAGAGAAACTGTAAGACTTACAAAGTTGCTTGAAAATAGTGCAATGAACTTGGATCAAGCATATGTAAAACTTGGAACAACTACAGGCGAAATTGCAACAAAACTTCAATCAACCAATCAACAAGAAATTGAAAGTGCAAAAATTCTACAAGAAAGAGCTGACGCGATGCTTGAATCTTATAGAAAATTAAATGCAGAAATTCAAAGACAATCTTTATACTTTGGTGTAGCACAAGAACTCGTAACAGCAGTTGCTGGAGACTTTGCAGAATTAGGTTTTGCTGCTAATGAAAGTGTTACGCAACTAGCAGAACTAACTTTCAGAATGGAAAAACTAGGCAGTCTAGATAATTCTGCAAGTCAACAGTTTGTACAGTCGGTTTTCCAGCAAACTGCAAGAGTTGCTGATGCTTCTGGAAGACAATTTGAGTCAGCAGCTGAAAGAGAGGAAGTCATAATCGGTGCAGTTACTGCTCAATTAGCAATGTTCAACACAGTTGAAAACGTAACAGCATTATCTCTAAGAGATCTAGCAGACGCATTCCCCGAAATGTCAGCTGCCGCTACATCCTTTGGTTTGTCAATGACTGAAGCCGCTGCATTGCTTGCGCCTATGAAGGCTGCTGGTTTTGAAATCGGTGCATCTGCAAACTCTATTAAAGTTTCTTTGCAAAGACTTGTTGCACCAACAAAAGCCAACCTTGACTTAATTAATCAACTTGCAGATAGTTATGCAAAAGATCTTGGAGTAGACGCTGTAAAGCACTTTGAAGAAGTAAAAGGTGCTGGAATTGACTCACTACAATCATTAGTTGATATGTTTATTGCTCTTGATGACAATGGTAAAAATACTCAAGCAACAATGGAATTTTTTGCAAAGATTTTTGGTGTTAGACAAGGACCAAGAATGGAGAGATCAATTGCAGAACTTGCAATGTTCCAACAAAGACTAACTGGAATAAACTCTGGCGCTGGAAATACTGAAGCAAAAGTAAGGGAAGTTTTTAATACTGCATACCAAGAAGCACAAAAAGCAAACGGTGGTTCAATACAGCTAGTCAATACAATTGAAGATATAGGTATTGCAGCAAGAATTGCAACAGCCCAAGTAGGCCAAACTATTGAAGGATTTGGGAAAGTAACAAAAGCAGATATTGAAAATGCAAAAGATGCAAGACAAGGTTTAGCTGACTTTATTAAAGAAAGAAGCATGGCTGGTGAAGATGTTTTTGCTGGAATTACCACTCAGGCTGGAAAAGTATTGGTTACGCAAATGGCTGGTGCTGCAAGCGCAATGGATATTGCTGATAAAGAATTAAAACAGGTTCTTGGATCTCTATCTGTACAGTTTGATAGGTTAAGAGTTGCTTTTAAAATTACAGCAAAAGATTTAATTGAACAATTTAGACCAGCAATAGAAAAAATTATTGATAGTTTAATAAAGTTTATGGATGCTATAAGAAACATGGATCCAGCCGCTAAGAAGTTTATTGGTATCTTAGCAATTGCTGCTGCATCAATTGGTCCTCTTGTTTTCGCCTTTGGTCAGGTAAAACTTGCTGGTGGTGTGATACTTGAAACTTTTGCAAGATTCTTGCCAGGTTTAAGAAACCTTAGCATAGAATCAGTAGCTGCCGCTGGACAATTACGATTTCTTAGAAAACCATTAGTTATGGTTGGTAATACTGTATCAACAGATAGCGGTAAGTTTTCTATTTTTATTGCAAAACTTGCAAGTATGGAAAATCCTGTTGGAAGGCTCGTTAGAAAATTTGGTCAATTAAGCGGTGTTCTTAGACAAACATCAACTGCATCAAAAGAAGTTCAAACGGCATTAAGTCAAATAGGTCCAGTAACAAGAGGAAGTCAAGCAGTTCAGGCAACCCCAGGGTTTTTAGGAACCCCTCAGTTTGATAGATCAGTAGAAAATAAAACAAAAACTTTATTTAGACAGCAACATGGTTTAACAACATCTCAATATCAAAAGACAATGGCAACAATGCCTCAGTATCAAGTTACACCTGGCGGTGGATTTGTTGGTAAAACTCCATCTGGTAAATTCACAAAACTTTCAGCAATCCAAAAAAGAGCACTAAAAGTTGCTCTAAATCAAGACGATTTTGACTCTGTACTTAATAATATAAAACAACAAGCAATTGTACAAGTTTCTGATGACTATTCAAAGAAAGTTGCTCAAAACTTAAAAGCTCAAACTCCTACTAAAACTCCAGTAACAAATCTTGCAACTGCAAAAACAAGAGTTGGAGAAAATATTGTAAGTGCTAAAACAAAAGTTACAGATATGGGGACAAAAGCCTTTACTAAAGTAAAAGATGTTGGTTCAAAAGTATTAAATCCAATGGTTTCAATTGGCAAAAAAGCTGGAGATGCTTTAATGCATCCAGTTAAAAGTCTTAAAATGATGGGTGGAGCGATTCTCCATCCAATACAGTCTCTTCAAGCATTTTCTAGCATGATAATGCACTCTACAAAAGTCTTTAACGTACTGAAGTTTGCAATTATTAGTTCTGGAATTGGCCTTGTTCTACTTGCTGTTGCTGCTGTTGTGATGATTGTGATGAAAAACTTTGATAAGTTTAAGAAAGCAATTGAACCAGCAATTAAAGCATTTAAAGATACTTTCAATATTCTTAAAGAAGCATTAATGTCAATAATTCAGCCATTCCTTGACTTTATTGCTGGATTTATCTCTGGATCAGACAAGGCTGGCGGTGCAGTAAATGGAATTGCTGCTGTTATTAACTTCCTTGCTAAACTTATCAAGGGTGTAGCAAGTGTTATTGCATTCTTAATGAGGAATGTTGTTGCCAAGGCCATAGGCTTCATATTAAAACCAATAGCAGCACTTATTAGAGGAATTGCTAATTTTGTAGGCGGATTTATAAAAATCTTCAAGGGAGACTTTATGGCTGGCATAAAGCAAGTCCTTACTGGAATCGGACAAGCAATTATTGGTCTTATGGGACCATTTGCCCATGTCTTTAGATTTATTGTTCTAGGGTTCTTGCAGGTTGCTAAAGCAGCAGCATGGGTAACAAGTTGGATCCCAGGAGTAAAAAGTCTAACCAAGGGGGCTGTTAGCGCTCTTGAAGGAATTCTTGGATTTATTGATGACGCTATGAAAGGTGGTGATGGTGAAAAATTAGTAGAATCAGCAACTGATGGAGCTGAAGAGGATGCTAAAGATAAAGGTGAAATTATTGGAGATGCTTTAGGTGAGGGCATTGAAGAGGGAGTAGGTGGTAGCGCAGGTTCAGTAGGCCAAGCTCTCAGAGATATGCTGCAGGAATTTGTTGACAAAACTCTTGATTATGTTGCTGAAAATGTCAAAGACTACACAGGTCAACTCACGCAAGCACTACAGGATCAAAAAGAAGCTGCTCTTAAGGTATTTGATGATCAAATTAAAACAATAGATGCTCTTGAAAAAGCAGAGGAATCTCTCACAAGAACAAAAGAATACGAACTTAAAAGAAGAGAGATGCTTGATGAAAGAGAACTTAATAGACAAAATTATGTTCGCAATCGCGCTTTGGCTATTTATGAAGGTCGTATTGATGATGCAAGAATGCTTGATCTGGAGGAGCAAAAAGCAAAGATTGAATCTGCAAAATCAGTATCAGACCTAGATACTAAGAGAGCAGAGGATCTTGCAAAAGAAAATAGAGATGCTATTCGTGAAGCAATTAAGGAAGCAAAAGAGGCTGCTTCAGAATACTACGACTCAGTAATTGAAGACTTCCAGAAAGCAGCAGAAAAAATTACTGAATTCCCTCCAAATACAATTGATGAGTTTAATAACCAATTAAATCAACTGCTAAATGCTGCTAAGGGAGTTGCAGCCGACAGTAAAGCAGAATTTGCAAATATGATGACAGAATTGGCAACTAAAATCACTACTGGTCTTCCAAATGAAGCAGTAGGTGCTTTTACTACAAGTCTTGATCAACTTGTAAATACGGCGGTTGATAAATATGGACTTGGAACTAATGCAAAAGATAATACAACAGTAATTGGTGCAACTATAGGAATGCTTAATGCAATTCCTACACAAATTAATTCTGGTCAATGGTCACAGCAAGCAAAAGATCTTTTTGGTAAAAAACTAGATTTACTTCCTGGCCAAATGAAGAGAATTGGAAATATTATGCTTGGTGGAAAAGAACAACCAGGTTCCCTTAGAAATATATTCTCTAGATTAAGAGATATCCTAAGAAATAATAATCCATTCCTTGTTTGGGTGAATGCAATGGATAGAGCTAATAAATCTATTCAGCACGCAATGGAAAGAACTGTTGGTCATATTTTAAGCAAGGTTCAAACCCTTGCTGCTGGACTTTCACCACTGCTTGCTGGCATTGCTTCAGAAATGGATAACGCTGCTAACTCTGGAGGAGGGGGAGGAGGCTCTGGTGGTGGAACAGCACCAACAGTAAGCAGTGGTCAGTCAAAGCATTTAATGAGTGATTTTAAGCCAATGCCTTTTAACCCAATGCCTTATCTCCCAATGCCTAATAACCCAATAGGTAACCCAATAGGAAGCACCACAGGTTTTAAACCACCCGTAGCAATGCCTTATCTTAAACCAAAGCCTGTTGAAACAATTTCTTTATCTAACCCAATGCCTAGTAACCCAATGCCTAAGAACCCAATGCCTAGTAACCCAATGCCTAGTAACCCAATGCCTGTTAACACAATAAAGCCATATAATCCTCCAAAATATACATTTAAAAAAGCAAATGGTGGATATATAAATGCTTTCAGTTCTCAATCTATTCCAACACTTTTGCATGGTGGTGAATATGTTGTTAGTTCTAAAGCAGTTAGAAATATTGGGTTAGCAACTCTTGAAAGTCTAAATTCAATTAGAAATGCAAATACTTCTTCAATAAAGTCAGCAAATGGAACTGAATCTTATTCTGAGCAAAATATTAACATATGTGTTGACAATTTTATTGGCGAAAGAGAATGGTTTGAATCAATGATGAAGGAATACAATATCAAAGTTGTACCCAATAATCAAAGAGCCGCTGGTACAAATAAAAGGGTTGTTAGAACTTACAATGGTATTAATAGAGGTATGTAATGGCTGTCATAGATAACCAACTTACAGATCTAGTAAATATAATCTCAATAAATGGAACAGAAATTACAGAACATGGAAGAACACTATCCTCAGACTACGCAATTAACTCTAGTGTAGTAGAACTTTCAAGAGGCCTGACTAAAAAGTACTTTAAGAAATCAAAAAGAAGTTTTGCATTTACATATACCCTTCTTCCAGAATCAACAGATCATACAATTGATGGCAGAGCTGGCAGAAATTTTTTAAGAACTCTTGTTGAAGCAAAACAATCTGCAACATTAGTTATTAAAGACACATCTAATTCTTATACTTATAATACAAGTGTTTTTGTAACTTCATATAATGAAGATCTTGTTAGAAGGGATTTTGAACAAGGCTACGCTTTTTATAATGTAACAATTGTTTTTGAGGAATTATAATGGCAACTGTAACAGGATCTGCTTCATTAGCAATCACAAGTCTTTCAACTTGCAATAATGTACTTAAACTTGTAGGTGGAACAACGATGTATAACGAGCCTAGAGCTTTGATTATCGTAAACAATAAACCACTTACAGACCACGGTAGAACAATTCAAATTGGTTACAATTTTTCAGTAACTGAAAATACAAACTGGAATGGTACAAGATCAAGGTATTTTAGAAGGGCATCTTCTTCTGGAAAAAATTCTTGGTCAATATCTTGGAGAATGGTTCCAGGAACAAAAAGAGACACAGCAGATGGTAGATACGGTAGAGATTACTTCAAAGAGCTGGCTTCAGGCGAAGATGTTTATACCCTAAAATTAATTAAAGTACAAGATGGAACATATTCAACTCACACCGTATTTGTTGAGGCTTATAATGAAAATCTAATTAGAAGAGACTTAATAAATAATGTATACTATTGGGACTGTTCTATTGTTTTTAATGAGGCATAATGTTAACTACTGATATTTATGGCAAAACTTTATCTAACTCTTTTAATACTGCCATAACTTCCTATGCCCAAAAAGTAAAGCCAAGAATTATTATAGATTTTTTGGATTTAAGACATTTAGATAATCTATCTGTTACAACAAACGACCCTCACTCAAATACTGCAAAAGGTAGCATTGGATATTATTTTTCAAAAGATCAGGTTGGAAATGGTCTTGAAAGACAGACCTTTACTTGGGCAGTATGCAATGCAAAAGATAAATATGGTGATGTAATTAAGTCAGACGGAACATATTTTGCTATGCCATCTTCTTTGGATAATAACTTAGAATATGGCTGGTGGTCTGGAACAAAGAGTCAAGCAAATACAGATCCTACATATACTGATTATTATGGGTTTGCTACAGACCCATATGTTGAAATGACATTTGATGAAAGAAAAGTTAATAAAATTGTCATCAACACAGCAGAGTTTCATGGCCAAATTAAAAATTATAGACTTGAAGTTTTTAATGGTGCTACATCAATCTTAGACGAAACTGGTTTGATAGAAGACGGTACTTATTTTAAAGAACATCTTATTGAAACCGCTGCTGCAAAAGCTGCTAGTTACGCAACAACTAAAATCAAAGTAACTGTATACACAACTAAAAACCCTACAGATTATGCAAGAATTCATTCAATAGTTCCTCTTTATCAAGTAGATATTACAGATTATGTTATTAACTATTCAATATCTCGTACTAGAGATCTACATGAAACAAACTTGCCAATTGGAGGTTCAAGTTCTTCTAAACTTTCTGTTTCTTTAGATAATACAAGCAAAGACTTTTCAAGGTTTAGTGCTGGTTCTGAGTATGGTCCGTATATGTATAAAGATCTTAAGGTTCATGTTTCAACTGGATGGCAGATTAAAAGAAGTGATGACATTATTTCAAACACCGCACTATCTGCAAATATAAGTAATTCATCAACAACAATTAATGTCTATGATGCAGACATATTTCCAGACGGTGGTGCTGGAAATGAGTTTACAATTAAAATTGATGCTGGAACCCAGAGCGAAGAAGTTATTTTATGTTCTGCTAAAGCAAGCGATAAAAGTCTTACCGCTTCACAGAGAGGTTATGCAAATACGACAGCAGTAGCCCATTCAACAGATGCTATTGTAAGTTTTGATACATATGAGTATATATCTGGCGGTACATTTTATATTGATGACTGGAGCGCCTCATCAGAAATGTCTGTAGGTTTTTCTGCCAATGACTGGTCAAAGTTCTTAACAGAAAAAACAATGGAAAGAGGATTCTTTCAACAAAACACAACTGTTGGAGACTCTATTGAAAATCTTCTAATGCATGCTGGTTTTCCAAAAGGTGACTATAACCAATTAAATTCATATTCTGACGGTATTAAAAAATTAAACCCAATTGCGAGTTGGTCGTTTAAAGAACCAACAATTGATAGATCTGGAAACGTAATTGTTCCATCAACTGGGTTTAGAGCAAGGTTCTGGGGGATGCCAGAAGGAAGAAGGCAGAATACAACTGTAGGAGACATTCTTGCAGATGCAATTGACAAAGTTCTAAGTCCATTAGACTTAGCACTTGGAGAAAAAGCTTTTACATCTCCATCTTTTGTAACATTAAGTAAAAGTATTTCAAACTCAAATGCTGCTATCAACTTTCAATCTTATACTTTTACTGGAGCCGATGGTAATACTTATGGAAGTTTTTATAATGGTGTTATGGATGGCTATTATGTTCCAATTAAACACGATGCCTCTGGAGAAGATTTTGTAATAACTGTAAGAAGGGGAGCTGTAAGGCTATATCTTGATGATACTCTTGTAATTGATTCATGGAAAAGGAATATCATATCAACAACAGTAACATCTTATGAAACTTTAGGAAGACACCTTAATTTAACACCAGGTCAACCCTATAAAATTAGATTAGAGTTTGCTCACTATGCTTCAACATTTGATTTATCACTATCCATCAAATATATTGGTGCAAATACAACATCTTTGATACCAGCAACTGATTGCTACACTATTGTCCCACTAGATTCAGTTGGATCTAAAGAAGAAAGTTATGATAAAGATGAAGATAACTTTAACCACTATAGAAACAATGGTGTTTATGTTGGAACACCAACTCTAGGAATTGCTTCTGGAATTGTTGGTGAATCTGATAATAAGGCTGTAACATTATCTAACTCAGCGTATATTAGAATTCCATATGACGAAACTCTTGATTTTGCTAACTCAGTAAGTCCGCTATACACAAGTGAATGGACAATTGAGTTATATGTTAAGCCAACAGGAAGTCCATATAGCAGTACTGGTGAATACTTGAGCACATGGAATAACTCATCTCCAACATCTGGGTTTGAGTTCTACAGTAATTCATCTTCAAATGGTTTTAAAATTATTGATAACGGTGGAACTAAAACTGTAAGCACAATAACTGCCCTATCAAACTCAGCATTTTCACATCTAGTTGTAACACATCAAGGTGGAAATATGAAGTATTACATCAATGGTGTAAAAGTTGATACGGAAGGTAGTATTTCTGGCGAGGTTTCTTGGGCTAATCGTGATATAACAATTGGAGGTCGTGGTGCATCATTTACTGCAAATACTGGTGAAGTTGCACCTTCAACAATTAGAAGTCTTGATATTGATGAGTTTGCAATATATAAAAGAGAACTATCTCAAGAGGAGATTAGCGATAGATATACAGCAACTCAAATGCAACCCCTTGGTAAATTCCCATTCCTATACGGTGGTAACAGCACAATCAGAGAAATTATTGATGGCATAGCGATTGCAGATCTTGGAAGGCTTTACATTGATGAAGAAGATTATGCAAGATACGAACACTTCTACAGGTTCTATGAAAATACAATTGCTCAACATAGCCAAATACAGTCAACATTTTCTGACTCTACCAATATTGTTTCTGGTGACTATAATGTTCAACTTCAAGCAAATAAGGTTGTTGTAAAGGTTGCTGGTCTTTCATCTGCCAAAATTGGAACACAGTCTTTATGGAGAGCACAAGATCCTACATCTTTAGCAGCTGTAACACTAACAGCAAATCTTACTGCAAATGCTACTAGTATGTATGTAAATACAACAGACGATCCAGTATTTCCAACTTCTGGTTATATAAAAATTGATAGTGAAATTATAAAATATTCATCTAAGTCTTCTTCTGAGTTTTTGAATCTTGAAAGAGGCGCTTTAGATACAACAGCAGCAACACATACCGCTAATGCTCTTGTTAGAGAGGTTAAGTACTTTGATGCTCAGTATGACAAAGCCCCAGCTTTTAATGTTAAGAATCCTTTGATTTCTGAGATTGACAACCAAGAACCAGACTTAATTGAAATTCATAAGTTTGAGGCTCAAGC